TAGTATACGAAAGGCTGCACCCATCACCTACAAGCCCGTTTTACCCAAGACTAGGTCAGGGCCTTTAACGTCCAGTGTTTCAATCTCAAAGTGTGCGATGCGATATGCATTGTGTATAGCAGACCCATTTAATCCAAGTTCACGTGGTGCCTGCGTACCCGTGTTTCCAGCTGCCGATAGTCAGAAGGTGACTAGCTACTCCCGGTTTACAGCTGCTATTGGTACACTTGGTCTCGGAGGTCTATCCATCCAACCATGTCTTGCCAACGATGGTGTTATGGCCTTTTACACTAATTCTGCTTATGCGTCGAGCGCTTTTTATCCTACCACCGGAGTTGCGAACACCCTAAATGTTGGCATTTCCACTGCATCCCCCAACAATCTACCATATTCTACAAGCTTTCTAGCCTCCGGTTTAAGTGGCGAGTATCCTGTCGTGACAGGTCGTATTGTATCAGTTGGTGTGCGTATCAGTTACGTTGGCACAACCATGAACGAGTCGGGTGTCGCGTATTTGTATGCCGATCCAACACATATGAACGCTGGAGTGTTAGCAAATACACCTTCCGCAATGGGTACATTTCAATCTGCCGAGGTTTGTAGTTTTACACGCAAACCATGTACACTTAATTTGTTTCCCGTCTCACCTAATGAGACTATTTATGGTAATCAGTATTACGTTGGAGCCATAACTCCCGTTGTATACCCTTACTGCAATAATTCAAACATTCTAGGCGGAGTTGCCGGTGGCACCACATACACCATTGCCAGTGTTCCCGTTGGGTCATCACCTGGTATGATATTGTTTACGGGCGTTGCCGGTTCACAGGTTTTGGTTGAGATCGTACAGCATGTCGAATACACTGGCGAGTTGGCTGGTGCTCTATTAACCGGTAGTGACTCCGATCAACGTGGCTTTGAGATCGTCTCAGCCGCTGCTTCACGTCTCCCACTAATGAAAAACACTGCCGCACCTGGTACCACTATGTTGTCTATGATGAAAGAAGCTATTTCATCTGTCGCTACACAATTGAAGCCTGTAGCCGTAAAGTTCCTTACTGAAGCCGCCATTGGCTTAGTTCTGTGAGTGTCTATTGTACATCTTCCATCATCACCCTCATCAGTTCTACCTTATATAGTTATTATCTTACACCTGTCTTAGTTCCACTTTACATAGTTATTATCTTTACACTTGTTTTTATTCATGCATAATTTCTGTTTGTATTACTGATCATTTGGATCTAACGACGTGATTACGTACCCTTCACTTAGGTGTCCCTAAGTTACTAATCAAAGTATCGATTTAATTGTGTAATCAACACACCTCATCTTGGCTGGTTTTCCGCATTATGTTGTATCTTCACGAGAGGAGTCTTGTATCGAATTCACTCACTATACTGTTCAAAATGAATCTTCAAAGTAAAGGAAATGTAACTAATTTCTGCCCAGATATTATTTCTGGAGCTATTTCTCGACGGTCCAAAACAACATTAGATAATCCTCTCCCTGGCACTGTCGAGCCATCATGCGCGCTTCAAAGCGCTTCCACGTTGCCCCCTTCACCAGATGCATTTGATGTATCGCCGCGTTCTCCATTGAACCATTCACTCCCATCCAGGATATGGGAAAAAGCAATGCCCTCCACTTCTGACCTCAATTCACGTCTACGCTCTTCAATGGGTGTTGATGCCGCATTGAGGCAAATTAGTGGTTGTGCCTCCGCCCCTGCGTCTAATTTACGTCAATCCTCGTCATCGAGTATTAACGTTAGGTTAAACCAAAAGGGTGGCTCAGATCACTCCGCTCAACCTTCTAAGGGACACAATAGAAAAGTTAGAGGGGCTATTCATCCCGCTATTTCACCACAACTCGGACATGGACGTTTAGAATTTCATATTCCTCGTCCATCTGAGCTCCCCGTTAATGTCGCTCCACCCATGCCTCGTCCACAACATCCTGGTCCATTCCAACCAGAGATGCTTATTGATCCTGCCCCTATTCTTGCGCCTCTAAAAGGCCCATTAATTGTGGCCCAACAATGGATAAACTCATGTTATAGTCCTGGTACTATTCTCAGCGATATTGTAGGTTATGCTTACGCAATAGTGCTACCAAGCTTGACTGCCGCGGCTACCTACGCCACACTACGTTCACATCTCCCCGCACGTGACAAATACTGCATTACCTCCACCATACTGGTCGGTGCTTCTGTTGGTTTATATAACCAAGCACAATGCAGGTCCAGAATTGTTTCTGGAGTCATTCACATCATTAACACCACATTAGGAGGTTCATTAGATAACGATTTGATGTACCCACTTCCAGAATTCATCCAATCACCACCCCATTTCTTTAAAGTTTCGTACCTTGATTTTTTCAATTATCGAACCAAGTTTGAGGGCGATGTATATCCCGAGGTGGCTGACACATTAATTTGCTCTGAGGTTAGCAAATCGTTCGGGTCAGATCCAGCCCGCCGTGTCCTTTTACAGGACGTGGTTGAGCTGTGTAAGAAATACGACGGGGCCGTTGATATTATGACTGTGTCCAACACAGCCAATTTAATCATCGAGCGTATTTCGATATGTCAGAAAAGCTGTGCATTGCATTCACCAGACCTTTGTTCAAGGGTTCCGGTGATGCCATGGCGGTGATTCTGGCTACAGTATGGTAATGCGGTTGGGCATTTCCATACTGTCACTTGCAAAGTTACCCCTAGCTTTGTTTACATCCCAACCACTCCCGATTACAGTTTATTGACTAGATCGTCTCTTTTGAGATTGACCCGGTTCAACGCCATTTACGCCGTTGACAGAGTCTCACTCGAGCCGCAATTCTCAATAAGTGAAAACGCGTACAATAAGCTTCAGTACACTGTATTCGGCCCATTATTCGTAGCTAGGGGGGGGCCTTCGTATATGTTCAATGGTAATGGTTCTGGTGAATTTCGCCAGGCCATAGGCCGTATGATAGCATTACGTAAGCCTTCCCAAGAAGCACTTGCGGGCAAATCTAGCACAGACCGCACACGTATTTGTGTGCAATATTGTGCTGAGCTAAACCGCAATCAACGCCGGGCTATGTTTACTTCCCGCGGGTCCATTTTTAGATTACAAAAATTATTCAACTTCCAACGTTCGCACTCTGAGGTCAGTTTCGTTAACTGGCTTGTGCAACCACACCCTAAACGCTTGCAACGATGGCATACTCACACGCAACATCTCGAGCGTGGCTATAGATTGGACAAGAAGTGTAGGAATGTTGAATATAAACTTAAGAATGGTGAGTTTCTCCCAGCCGGAAAGAAGCGAGGTATTGGTGACCTCAATGCTGATCGTACTAGTGCGACAGCACATAACATTGCAGAGTATAAGCATGCTATGGAAGGTGAATTTTTCCATCATGGGTCAGTTATATCTGAATTTATAGCAACGCCTGATAAAGGTGTTCTTAGCGCCGGTTTTTCAAAATTGCTTGATCCTCCTCCCGGTAAAATCGCTTTCATCTATTTTTCTGATGATTGTTCATTCTCCGCTCGTTGTAAAGACGGCTTGAGTGTTAACAATGGCGATATTTCCGCTTGTGACGGTTCGCATACCGACGCTATCATTAATAAATTGCAGTACATCATGACTCATAACCCTATCACAAAAGCTCGACACTATGATGCTGATTCTATTGATTTAGCTTTCAGTTTCCTTGCCGCTCCTCTTAGTTTTAAGAACACCACTGCCCGTAAGGGTGAGCCTGGGTATAAAGAGAGAGTTCTGTATCATTTTCGACAGAAACGTCTATACTCTGGTAGTGTTCTCACGACCCTACTTAACAATTTCGCTAACTTTTGTATTGCGGACAGGCTGTCACAGCTTGTTCCTGATCCACGACTTATCTCCAGAGCCGATTTTGAAAAATGTTATGTTCGTGCAGCTAGACAAGTAGGTTACGGTGTTAAGTGTCAGAGTTGCTTAGGTGTTAACCATGATGTGATTCCCGAAAAAATTCAATTTCTCAAGCACTCTCCCAGTGTTATAATGGGAGTCGTCGTCCCGTGGGTGAATATAGCTGTATTCACCAGGGGCTTCGGCATCTACAAAGGTACGGATCTCCCGGGTGTCAAAGGACAATCGGTAGAGAACCGAATAGCAACTTACGTCTCAGACGTAGTTGAAAGTCGCAGTAATTGGGGTAACCATCCAATAAACAGCGCATTCTCACACTTAAGTGGTCTCGTCTTGAATGACGCAGTCACACGCCCACCATTATACATGGAGGCGATAGGAAAAGGTTTTAACCCTATCTCAACCGGCACAGCCGATGTAGATATTCCACTTGAGTGTATCGCAGCACGCTACGATGTAAGCGTCGCTCAGCTAGAAGAGTTGGTGCTCGAGATCAAGCGATCCCGGGTACATAGTGTAGTTTGCCTACCGGTCATAGGCATAATACACAAGCTCGACTACGGCTGAGTGCGACAGGCCCGGAAAAGCCTCGACAGTCCGGACGTTTATATACTTGACTCGGACACTGAAGACGATCGCATGAGCTTGCTATCCGTTAGTTTTCTGTGTATATATATGGTTCCACC